TGATATGTGTATTTCTCCTATTAGCCGAAGGGCTACTACTGCTTTGAACACGACGGGTAAAATAAACCCGTCTGTTCCTTGTGGTAAGTGTCCAGATTGTCGTAAATCCAAATTTCGTTCTTGGCTTTTCAGAATTGAAAAGGAATTGGATCGTTCATTTAATCCTTTATTTATAACTCTTACTTATGATAATGATAACGTACCTATTGTTGATGATGGCGTGCATACTTTGTGCCGCCGTGATATTCAGCTCTTTTTTAAAAAACTTAGAAAAAGACATGCGAAAATTAGTACCGATAAATTGGTATATTATCTGTGCGGTGAATACGGTACGAAAACTAATCGCCCTCATTACCATCTTATATTGTATAATCTCGTTGATATTGATATGGTGCAAAAGTCTTGGCAGTATGGATTTGATTATTCCCTTCCTTTAAAAGAAGGTGGTATTTCTTATGTTCTTAAATATATTCAAAAACCTTATGAGTGGGACTCTAAAGATGTTCGTGAAAAACCCTTTGCTTTAATGTCAAAGGTATAGGGAGTAATTACCTTACAGAAAATATGATTAAATATCATTACGCGTCCGTGTCTAATTGTCACGTGACTATGAAAGGTGGTTTTAAAATGTCGCTCCCCAAATATTATAAGGAAAAAATATATGATAAAGATATGAGACATGATGTCTCTGTATTCTTACAACAACAGAGCGATTTTAAGCGATTGTTATTAGAAAAGACTGTTTTAATACGAAATCCGTCTTTTTCTTTGGATATGGCTCGAAATAGTATTGATTATTCGAAATTAAATACTAAGTTTGACTCTCGTATAACTGAAGTTCTTTGAAATCATGAATATTTATATTGAATTCTTACATCCTGAAATTGATGGATGTATTTATTGTGTTAAAATTTTTGTCAATCTTAATTAATTTATTATGGCTTTTAAAAAACGTTTTAGTAAAAGACGTGGAGGATTTAAGAAATCCTTTAAACGTCGTGGTCGCGGTATTAAACCTATGCGTTCTTATTCTATGTCGAGAGGAGGTATTCGATTATGAGTAGGTTAATCTCTCAGGCTAACTATGTTAGACCTCAAGGTGAAGTTAATAATTTACCTTCCCTTACTGTTCCGGATATGTCTATTCCTTTATCTGTATTATTGGATAAATTTACAAGGGGCCAACCTTTGCCTGCTTCTTATAATCCCGTTTATGACGAGGATAATGATTTGCCAGACCCTCGTACTTTGGATTTGGTAGATATCCAAGAAATGCGTTCTAATTTAGAAACGCGTAAGTCTAATCTTGAATTTGAGATAAATGAAAAAAGAAAAAATCTTAAAATCCCAACAACAAATATTGTTGGAAAAGAGGATGTTACGTCTTCTCAAGGAGAAGCGTTATAAGGAGTATAATGAGTTTACTCAATTATCTTTATTACTTCTTGATGAAATTTACTTTGACTATGTGGCTTTACCACATAGTCAAAGTAAATCGGAGGGTTTACCCGACCTACGGAACGAACGAGGCGAAGCGAGTTCGTGACGAAATATATATTCTACTTGATAAAATATATGCTAATTGACACCATGCTGATTTTCAATATGAAAAAAAACGGAAGGGAATGCGTCGTGCGAGCGAAGTGACCGAGGCGGACGCAGGACAACGACCGAGCCAGCGAGCAAACTAGCCCCTCCCCGTGATATCAGCTTTGGTGTCAATTGCTATAAAAAAATTATATAATAATTTAAAAAAATATAAACTATGGGTTTATTAGATTGGATGGGTCCAATCGGTTCTGGTGTTGATGCCGTGATTGGAGGTGTAGGCAATTATATTGCTAATAAACAGAACCAAAAAAATGCTATGGATATGTGGAATAAGACTAATGCTTATAATACTCCACTTGCTCAAAAACAACGTATGATAGATGCGGGGTTTAATCCCGCTCTTATGTATGGTAATGGTGTTCAAGGTAATGTTGCTTCTAATCAAAATATGCCTGATGTTAAACCGTTTCCTGAAACGAGGTTTGCTCAATCACTTCCTTCTGTTCCTGCTGCTCATCAGGACTTAGCTCTTAAAGGTGCTACTACTGCTAATGTGATTCTTAATAATGACCTTATGCGTGCTGATCTTGGTAAAAAATTGGCTGAAACCGAAGCTATTCGTCTTGGTATTGGTAAAACTTCCGCTACTATGGATGATGCTGTAACTATTGTTCGTCAAAATGCTATTCAGGCCACTACTGGTACAGAAGCTGGTAAGGTTGCTTTGGAACGTTCAAAAATTGCTAAAGCTTCTGAGGCATTTAATCTTTCTAATCAGCCTGTGGAATTTCAAAATAAAATAAAAGCTGCTAATCAAGCTTTAAGAAATTCACAACAAAGTCTTCGGAATATGAAGACTCAAAATAAGACTCAGTATATGGAATATCAGTTAAAGGCTTATTTAAAAAAATTGAATGATGCAGGTCTTGATATTCATTCTGAACCTGCTTTAAAATACATTCAATCTCAATTCCCTGAGCTTAATGCAACTATTGTTAAATTTATAAAAAACTTATTCTAATGGCACAAAATGTATTTAATACGATTATGGGCATAAAACCCAAACGTAATCACTTTGATATGTCTCATGACAGAAAATTTAGTTGTAATATGGGTCAATTAGTACCCATACATGTTCAGGAAGTTATTCCGGGAGATAAAATAAATATGAAATCTACTCAGATGATTCGTTTTGCTCCTCTTGTTTCTCCTATGATGCACAAGGTAGATGTATATACTCATTTTTTCTTTGTACCTAATCGTCTTCTTTGGTCAAATTGGGAACAATTTATTACTGGTGGTCAACCCGACCCTATTACTGGTGTTACTCCTCCTAGTCCTATATTCCCTACTATTACTACTGTTCCTTCTAATGTTGGTATAGGTGAGATAATTGATTATTTAGGTGTTCCCGCTGGTGGCACTACGGGTGAACCTATTACTTTTAGTGCTTTGCCTATTGCTGCTTATGGTAAAATTTACGATGAGTTTTATCGAGACCAAAATCTTCAAGAGCCTATTAATTGGGTTCTTAATGATGGTGATAATTCTATATTTTTTGGTGATTCTGTATTAGATGGTTTTCCTCTTCCTCGTGCTTGGGAACATGATTATTTCACTTCTTCTCTTCCTTTTGCTCAAAAAGGTTCTGAGGTTGTTCTTCCTTTAGGTGATACTGCTCCAATTCGTTGGGAATTTAATACTATTGATAAGTTACATTCTGTTACTGGTGGAGGTGCTGAAATTGATTGGTTGACCCCTACTAATATTCAAGCTACTCCTGGGACTGGTACTCAATTTGCTACTGGAAATGACCTTACAAATACTGGTTATATAAGTACTGATAATTCAGATAATTTATCTGCTGATTTATCTCAGGCTACTTCTTCTTCTATTAATGATTTGCGTCGTGCTTTTAGACTTCAGGAATGGTTAGAAAAAAATGCACGTGGTGGTTCTCGTTATATTGAGACTATTCTTTCTCATTTTGGTGTACGTTCTTCTGATGCACGTCTTCAACGTCCTGAGTATTTAGGAGGTGGTAAATCCACTGTATCTGTTTCTGAGGTTTTACAAACTTCTGGTACGGCTCCTGATGGTGGTTATACTGAAACTCCTCAAGGTACTATGGCTGGGCACGGAATTAATGTTGGTCAGTCAAATAACTTTTCACGTTATTTTGAGGAACATGGATTTATTATTGGTATTATGTCTGTTATGCCTAAACCTACTTATCAACAAGGTTTACATAGGTCTTGGACTAAGTTTAATAAATTGGATTATTATTGGCCTTCTTTTGCTCATATTGGTGAACAGGAAGTGAAAAATAAGGAAATCTTTTGTGAAGGTACTATTGACGAACAGGAAGGTACTTTTGGCTATGTTCCTCGATATTCTGAATATAGATATATGCCCTCTACTGTTCATGGTGATTTCCGTGATACTCTTTCTTATTGGCATATGGGCCGCATATTTGATAATATGCCTGCTCTTAATGCTGATTTTATTGAGTGTAATCTTGATTCTCCTATTATGAATCGTGTATTTGCTGTTCCTGACCCTGCTGTTCATAAATTATATTGTCAGGTGTTTCATGAAATTCACGCTATTCGTCCAATTCCTAAATTCGGTGTACCTACTTTTTGATATGTGTATTTCTCCTATTAGCCGAAGGGCTACTACTGCTTTGAACACGACGGGTAAAATAAACCCGTCTGTTCCTTGTGGTAAGTGT